CCACCCCCTGACGTGGGGGTGGGGGAGCAGTGCCCGCAGGGCACAATGCTTGCGGGGAGGGCAAACCACGGCGCCTGCGGTCGCCGGACTGTCATCCCCGTCTCGGTCCGCCAGGACAGAGCGGTGCGCATGGTAAACGACATCTACTGCGGTCGCATGGACAAAGTACGCCGACTGCGGTCGGGATGAACCTGTGGCACCGCCGTGCCGGCGGTTTGCCATGCCACCGCAGTCGCAGGCCACAGGCCATCTAAAAGGGCGGTCGGATCGATGCCGTGGCCAGGGCGGTCCCGATCTCGCCGACGACCGCGCGGTACTGCGCGAGCGCGTCCGCCATCGCATCCTCGCGCGCCGCGAGCTTGACGCGCCACCAGCCGTGCGTCGGCGCCGGGCCGTACTCCGTGAGCGTGTGCTGGTACAGCTTGTAGGCCGCCAGGACACGCCTGTCCGCGGCCTCCAACCGCTCGCGCGCCTTCTGCACATCCATGTAGGCCCCGATCACCGTGTTGACCATTGCTCACCTCCGTTCTGTTTGGCCGTGCCGCGCTTCGTGGACGCCCTGCTGCGCCTGTAAAAGCGCATCCTCGATCACCGTGCGCAGACGGGCGAAGCGGCGGCCATGCGCGCCACGCTCGTCCGCCCGCGCTCGCGCCTCCGCCTCGAGCGCGGCTAGCTCCGCGGCCGTCCGCGTGAACCACGCCAGGTCCTCATGGCCGTTAGCAGGCAGTAGGCGGTAGGCAGTAGGCAGTTCCTCGTTCTGGCCGCTCGTGGGGACCTCTACCTCCCGGTTCCTATCTTTGTCGCGCTGCTCATCGCCCTGGTCGTTACGTCCACCATCTACCTCGTGCTGTCTGCTCACAACCACACCTCCATTCAGCCAGGCGACAGGCGACGGCCGACAGGCGACCGAGGATGGCCCACTGCCTACCGCCTGTTCTATCGCCTATCGCCTACCGCCTACCTCCTGCTCTACAGGGCGCCGCCCAGGAGCGCGCGCGCGAACTCCACGGCCACGACGCCATGGCCCGACTCATTCGGATGGAGGCCCTGGTCGTTAGCCGCATTGGGATAAAGCAGATAGTCACGGCCGTCGAGCGCCTCGTACACCTGCGCCAGCCGGCACCACGGGAACTGCGCCACCACGGACCGCGTCACCGCCACCGCCTCCTCGAACGCGTCCAGGCCCTGTGAGAAGGTGGTGAGTCCCGAGGCCTGGGCCTGATGCACGTGATACCAGGGCGAGAGGTACTGCGGCGTGCCGATGGCCACCTTGCAGAGGGAGCCGTCGGCGGCCGTCACCGGCAAGACGTCTTCCAGCAGGCAGAGGATGCCGAGGAGGTGCCGCCCGAAGGTGCCGGGACTTACGTTGCCGCCGCTACCGTCCAGCGCACTCATGAGCGAGCTGCGCAGGTCGTTCGCCCCAAACAGGTACGTCAGGAACTCCGGATAGCCGCCATTCGTCGCCAGCGCGGCGCTTCCGAGCACGTCCAACAACGTCCGGTACATCCCCCCGACCTGCACGCTGTCGCCGTGGTTCGTGGCGTCCCCACAGTGCAACTTGTCCCCGCCGACGCCCTTGCGCTGCAGCATGACCGCGCGGCCCAACTTGCTCTGCAAGAGGCTCTGCAACCGGTTGGGGTAATCCGACAGCCCCGCGTCCTGCGCTCCACTGCCCCTGGTCCAGCTGTCACCCAGGCACACCAGCAGGCCCGACGTCGGCGCCTGCTTCGTGCCGCTCACCACCAGGAAGGAGTCCACGGTGACGTTGGTCAGCACCGTGGTCGTGAGGACCAGGGTGTGGCTCGCGTCGGCCAGGCCGCGCGCCAGGGGCACCAGGACGCGCGGGTAGACCGTGCTGGCCTGCGTCGAGTCGTTCTGGCACTCCACCTGGCCGTACGGGTTGCCGTCGATGGTAAAGGTGAAGGCGCCGCCCGTGGGGCCGTTGTGGTGATAGGTCTGCGTGAGCAAGTAGAGCGAGCGGCCGGTGAAGGTGAGCGTTAGCGTGTTCCCATTCGTGGTCGACTGCAGCGCAGTGCCGCCGCTGTATTGCGTGCCCGAGAGCGTCGTCCATGTACCGGTCGTGCTGATGGCAGCGTTGTTCTCCTGGATCTCGGAGACGATTGCCGTGGCCATAGGCTCACTCCGTTAGACTTTAAAGGCGCCGTAGATGGTGATGGTGCCCGCCGTGTAGGCCGTACTCGCGATGCAGATCGCGCGCACCATCACGCCCAACTGCGTCGCCGCCAGGCTCCCGAGCATGCCGGAGAGCGTGGTGCTCGCGGCTGAGAGCCCGGACGGATGCGCGCCGTAGACGCCCGAATACAGGTCACAGATTTGCAGGCCGAACTGCACGCCGGCGGGCGACCCTGTGCCACCGCTAATGACGGCCCAGAGCAAGACCTCGTTGAACTGGCCCACGGGCACCGGTGGGCCGGCCGAGGGGCTCGATGCCCCCGTCGGCGGGCTGTTGACCAGGCTTGATGCCGTCAGGCTGGCCAGCTGGATCAGCTGCGGCTTGCGCCCGGGCGACGGCGCGCGTCGCGCCCCGCCGAGCATCTGCTGCACCACCACCTGCGGCGATGGTCCCGCCACCCGCTCGTTGCCGGATGCATCGTACAACGGCATACGCTCACTCCTTATCAGACGGTAGGCGGCAGGCGACAGAAAGACCGCCCTTCCGCCCCCGGCCCCTCCCCCACCGATCAGCCTCCAGCCCGCCGCGACAGGTCGCAGGTTGGCCCCTGCCTCTGCTGCCTCCTGTCGCGACGAGCGCGCGACCCACTGTCGCCTGTCGCCGGCCGCCTGTCGCCTGACTAATTGTTGCCCTGGTAGAAACCGCGGTAGTCGACCACGGCGCCGCCGTACTCGTGGCGCACCTTGTAGGTGATGACGTCGTTGGTGAAGTTGTTGCCGTAGAGGGGCTGGTCTTGCACGAAGAGGATGGGGTTGACCTGGCCGCCCACGAAGCCGATCTCGATGGTGTCGATCACGCGTGGGTCCGCCGCCAGCGCCCAGAACGTCGCCGAGGCCAGTTGCGGCGCCACGATCACCTCGCAGTAGCCGAGCATGGGGTTGATGTCGTTGTAGTTCGCGCCCGGCGCGCCGGCCGATTTCGTGATGACCATGGCCGTCCACTCCAGCTCGGGCGGCACGATCAGGAAGCGCGGCTTGAGCCCGATGGGCTTGGAGGCCAGATTGGTCTGCCGGCGCATGGCCGTCACACCCGTCTGCATCGCGGATGAGGAGAGCGCGACGCCTGTGTTGGCCGTGCCGGGCGTCACCACGCCCGAGTTCTTGTGCGCGCCGCCGTTGGTGAACAGCGGGTTGGCATCGTAGATGTTTGCTGTGCTGGTCAGGAAGCCGTAGACGAACTCCGCCAGCGTAAACGCCGCCGAGACGGCCAGCTTGCCGGGGATCTGCTTGATGGCGTAGAGGTCGTCGTTGACGATCGTCTCACGTGTTACGGCCACCAGGTTGCCGCGCTTGGCAGGAGTGTAGGTGGCCCGTGTGTCGGCCAGCGTCAGCGTGGTGTAGGCCGTATCCTCGGCCACGGTCGAGAGCGAGCCGAAGGCGCCCAGCCGGATGCGGTCTTGCTGCTTGAAATCCTTGATCGGCGTGATCGTGCAGAACTTTTGCCACTCGCTCGGCCACGCCTGGTAGTCCTTCAGCAGGCGCTTGTTCATGGATGTGCCGAGGAGGAAGCTGAAGCTGGACGTGGTGACGTCGGCCTCACGCAGACGCTCCGGTGCGGTGATGCCCGTAATGCCGGGGTCGCCCGTGGCGACGACGTAGGCCTCGCGGATGCCGCTGAGCGCCGGCACCTTCTCGCCCTCATGGATGTCGAAGAGCTGATCGAACGCCTTCTGCAGCCGCTCGGCCTCGGTCATGCCCATGCGGATGGACTTCTCGTAGCCCATACCGCGGATCAAGCCCGCATCAGTCAGCGCGGCCAGGAGCTCGCGTTCCTCGCCGATGGCTCCGTGCAGCTCGTCGGCCTCGAAGACGCGGCCGCCAAAGCGTTTCTCCAGGCGCGCCTTTACCGGCGCCGGCAGCGTGCAG